ATTTTACATACCCTCTTTCACTTTACTTCTTAAATAGTGTTGGATTGTATTTGCCTTCGTATATAACGTCTAAATTTCCAAACTTTTGATATTCTCCTACCCATGCAAACTTTACTGTGCCAACTTTTCCATTTCTGTTTTTACCGAATATACATTCAGCAATGTTTTTATCTTCGGTTTCTTTGTTGTAGTACTCGTCCCTGTAAAGAAACATTACAATGTCGGCATCCTGTTCAATACTTCCTGATTCTCTAAGATCTGATAACATCGGCCTTTTGTCCGGCCTTTGTTCACAAGCTCTTGACAACTGAGATAACGCTATTACTGTACAATCTAACTCTTTTGCTATTCCTTTAAGGCCTTGTGATATTTGGCTTATTTCTTGTTCCCTGTTACCTGCTTGGCCTTTCATTAGCTGAAGATAGTCTATAATTATCAAGTCTAGTCCATGTTGCAGTTTTATTCTCTTGGCCTGTGCCTTTATTTGATTTACTGTCATAGCTGCGGTATCATCAATAAACAATTTTTTATTGGCTATTAACGAACTTGTAACACCTATCTTGCTCCAATCATCATCCGTTAACTGACCACTTCTTACCGAATCATATTTAACCATAGCTTCGGCCGCCAACATTTTGGACATCAACTGTTCTTTAGACATTTCTAAACTGAATATTGCCACCGTATTATCTTTGGCCACATTTGCAGCTATATTTTCAGCTAGTGTTGTTTTCCCCATGCTTGGCCTAGCAGCTAGTATAATTAAATCTTGCCTTTGAAGTCCTCTTGTGATTCTGTCTATCTCTCTAAAGTTAGTTGGTAGGCCTGTCATTCCTCCACCGTTTTGATACATCTTTTCTATTTTATCCAGGGTATTTGTGATTATCTGATCTGCTTTCATCATCTTATTTTCTGAAGTGGTATTTATCTTAAATAGTTCATCTTCTGCGGAGTTCAATAATTCTTTACTTTTGGTTTTTTCATCAAAACCATTTTCCATGAGTTGTTGTGCTAATTTTATTAGTTTTCTTTTATTGCTGAGTTCCTTTATTATATTTGCATAGGTTTTTACATTGCTTGCTACACCGTTAAGACTTGATATATAACTTATACCTCCACTAGCTTCAAGAGCGTCCATGCTTCTTATCTCATTTATTACGGTTATTACGTCTATAGCTTCATTCCTTGTAAATAAATTACTTATAGCGTTATATATAAGCTTGTGAGCATCCCTGTATAAATCTTCGTGGCCAATTACGTTTATTACATCCATCAATGTATTAGGATTTAATATAAGGCCGCCTAGTAAGCCTTGCTCAACTTCCAAGTTGTGCGGTAATGGTTTCATGTTGCACCCCCATTATATAAGATCGTATGCAGCTGAATTAGCTCTATTTGGCTTATCTTGTTGTAGGTTAACAACTTTACTGGCAAGTTGTGAATTGTCTTTTCTTATCCAAGCAAGTATAGTCATATAATCTGACTTAGTTTTCTTTCCCTTGCTACCTTTCCATAAGTTTAAATCTGTAATTTTATTCTTTATAACTGTCTGTCCATATTCTTGAATTAACTTGTTATATTCATCTTCTGTCATAGAAACATAATCAGCATATTTTATTTTAATTTCTTTTACTTTACTTTCCTTTATAGCATCGTTTTTTGATGCGTTCGCATTACTATCGCATTGCGGTTGCATTTCATTGGCTTCTTTACTATGTTTATTCCATCTTGCTTCTGCACTCTTACGAGCCTTTTCTGACTTTTCTTCCTTCGTTTTCATTCGCTGAAGAAGTGACTTGCTCCAGAACTTAGCACCATCGGATTCAAATAATTTAAATTCGCTTATGCAATCTTCAATAAACGCTTTAATTTCTTCTGCGGTTGCATCTAATTGTGATGCGAACGCATTCCAAACGTATTTCCCTTGCATAGATAGCGCATAATCTTCTTGATCTCGCATCATTTCAACTATCATCCAGTACCAACCATAACCTTGAGCTTTATATACACTTCTCATTTCTAATATCTTTGGATCTGTCCTTGCGTTGCTGTCATGACTGAAGTAGTAAGCTTCTTTAGCCATCATTCCACCTACTTTGTAGCTTGAAGATTATCTTTTTCAATCTTCTCGTTTATAGCATCTTCCACAAACCTGTTTATGCTTATGTCAGCCTTCTTAGCCGCTTGTCTTATCTTCTGGTGTCTTTCCTCTGTCCATTTCAACGGAAATGTCTTCACTTGCATACCTCCTATAAAATTGTTATGTATTTATCTTTCGTAACAGTTACTAACTATAATACTATTATATACCACTACAGGTAATTTTGCAATACTATTTAGTAATTTTCCAGATCTATATATTACTTTTTAGTAATACCATGTTGGTTAAAACAAGACCACAAATTAACATAGAACTTGTGGCCTTATTAACTTAATTAGTTCGTCTTATATTTGAAAAACGAAACTATTTAATTCGTTTCAAATCTTGCGTTCTAACAGAAACTTTTGTGTATTGCGGTTCTATTGGTGTACACTCTTTACAATGGTCTACAATTTCAAAATGATATGGACTATGACATTCACACTTTAAATCATACCTAAAATAAGTTCTTTGCAAAAACGAATCCTTACCACAACATTGACACGCTCCATACATAACTTCTCCCATTTTATCACCTCCTTTTAATTCGCCCTATATTCAGATGTTGTATTATGTTTCTTTCCATGTGTCATATGCTAACATGTCATTGAATGTCATACTAGAATCTTCCCAAATAGGGCTATCATACTTGTACTGCAATACATTCTTATCATCTACAACCTTAATTCTGTATAATCGCCCACTTACTTCTACAATCCTGCCATCCAACAATAATTTTAATGCTGTTCTCCCTTTTAACACACAAATCCTCCTTTACTCAGGTTCCGTAACTACCTAAATAAGCTGTTGATATATTCTAGTTGCTTATTCTTATCTATTTGACTTCCTGCAGCTCTTGGGTGTCCACCGCCACCAAACTGTTTTGCAACTAACCCTAAATCAATATCCTTTATTCCCCTATAACTAACTGTTTTATTGCCTATAATTACTATGAAGTCATACTCAGCGAATTTTTCAGCTAAATGATTACCTAACTCTGAGATATATTGATCTGCGAACACCGCTCCTGCTACATAAGTATCAATAGCCACCGGAGTAATTTCTTTTGCCTTAATCTCGAAATATTTATCTTTCTTATCCTTATCAAGCTCTAAAATTAAAGTGTCGGTTTCATCAAATTTAAATCTATTCTCATTTTTAATCTTATTAATAACTTTATCTATAAACTTTTGTCTTCCGTATAAGTGAAGCAAGTTATTCCATTTGTTTGGGGTTTCATCCTTATAGACATTCTTCCATTCCCAAGTATCATATCTTCTAACAGTTTCTACAAAGTTCAGCACAGGAGTTGCCATAAGTCTTGTTCTATGAGGTATGTGCATTAATCTGTCATGAAACATACTTGTTCCACTACATTTCCCTAATTCATTTTCAATCTCTACAGCACACCACCAATACTTTTCAAGATGCTTTGCTGTAGGGTGATGATCTATTAACGAAAAATGCTCACATAATTTAAACCCTGGTTCAAATACTTCCGGCTCTGAATTATTGATTTCTTCAGCTAATTCTGGAGATATAGATATATCGGTTATATAAACGTGATCATAATTTGCATATTCTTTGTTATCTATAAAGCTTTTAACCTTATCGTTTATGTCACCATACCCACAGTATTCAACATCCACCTTATCGAAGCTTATAAATCCTAATACAGCACATCCAATGCCATCTAAATCGTTATGTGTAAATAATTTTATATTCAATTCCTTTTCCTCCCTTTAGTGAATCTTATCTAGCGTTTACGAATTAAATAAATATCGCATTTCCTACTTTATGATGAACGAAATCACCACTAAGCATTGAATACCATTCTTCTTTAGTTGCTTTATACTTTGCAAAAGTAGTAGCGTTATCAGCACACCATTCGCACAGCTCTTCTAGTGATTCAAATACTGGCGATACCGGACTTCCTTCACTTGTAGTTTCCCATAATTGAAAACCTTCGCCTTCTGGCGGATCAACTGGCATTACTGGTAAGTTATAAAACTTTTCGAAATCAGGACATCCATAACTATGAAGTTCTATTCCTTTTATTTTTGCATATGCCCTGCATCCCTCGCACCCAGCACTATACTCTGAGTGACAAAAGTTAAAATGTTTATTATAGTATCCGTACCATACTTTATTAAGCGGATAATCAAAATCTAAAGGTACTCTTTTTAACTCTCTTCCCATCCTTACACCTCCAACAATTCTGGACTTTCATATATATTACCTACAACTATAGGGAACAACATATCTCCTAAATCTTTATCATATCTTTTAAAGATGTTTCCGTTAGGCTCGTGCTTACTTTCGGCGATAAACTTGCAATCTTCAAACTTAACTACATACAAATCATCCCAACCATCTTCCTGAATTATATCGCCTTCATAAATTTCTTTTCTATCATAATTTCCTATTAAGTTTCTTCTTTCTTTTAATCCTGTATATTGCATCAACACAGTATTTTCGCTATCTGATAGAGTATTATTTTGTATGTTGGTAAAATCGTAAAACATTTTGTTTTTAGCCTTTATCCATGATCTAAATTTAATAACTCTATTCATTTTTTACCTCCATTTAGTGAATCTTATAAATCAATGACGACTTAACTATTTCATAAACTTCCTATTCTCATAAACATTAACACTTGCGTGTTTGCATCTTTCGTCCCTCTCAAACATGTAATTCTTTAAATCACATTCTTTATCTCTATGTACTTTTTTCTCATTCCTCTTTTTAGCTGCCTTCATCGTCAATATGTCACGTCTGAATTTAGCTTTATCCATACAAACCTCGCTTTCAATACGTTATGTGAATTAACCACGTTAACACCGCAGTTACTAAAGTAATCCCAGGTATACCGATTAAATAATCTTTACATTTGCTATTCACTTTTTAATCACCTCATTGTATAATGAGGACATTGGGAGTTACAGCTCCCATGCCCAATGCTTTTTAAAGTGTTGGGTTTCCTTATTTTATGCGCTGATAAGTATAGCTAACTGTATACTTATCTAGCTTCAAGACTTCTCCTAGCTCGTCTATTATATTCCCTTCAGAATCACTCATTATCTTAATGCCTTGCCATTCAAATATTGAATTAGGATCAGTTAAAAGAACTTTTACCATATCAGCAAATTCCATTACTTCTTACCTCCTGCATTTTCTAACCTTGTACACAATTCGTCATACTGATCTTTTGTCAAATCAGCTATTTCTGTCTTCCCATAATCTTTAGATATTGTTTGCTTTATGGTTGCTATGCTTATGCCTTTTCCTTTTCCTATCGCAATCGCTCTATTTACCTGTTTATCACTTAGTTTTCCACTAGCTTGACCATTTGCATTACTTTGAGATTCCTTCGCTGTATCACCCTTTAAATCGTTTTTAGGACTATCATATTTCGTACTATCTTTATCCCAATAAACATCAGCACCAACTCCAAGAGCTTTACAACTAACTGATATTGCATCTGTTAAAGCCATCTTAAAACATTCATCTGAAGTGTATGCTCCATTTCTTTCATTAGCCACAAATGAACTTCCGCCAGTTCCGGGTATTGCATCTGACCATTGATCATTCATCTTTACATGTAGATTGATATTTACAAAAGCTGATATCTCATTATTTGCACCTTGCTCAGTCCATTGTTTGGTGATTTCATATTTCCAACCAAAACCACAAACCCCAAACAGTTCGGTTAATAATTTGATTCTCCACATTGGGTTTATGTCTGTTTTTCCCTTTAATCTTCCGGCCCCTATTTCCTTTTGAGCTTCTTTGGGTACCACTCTGGCCTTGTTATAGATGTTTAAGTTTTCTACACTCATTTACTACCTCCATATAAATCCTTTAATACTCTTTCATAAAGTCCTTTAATTCCTGTAGTTGTTTTAACTTCTTTTATATCTTCTTTTCCGTAACTCCTTACTTGCGGATAAGGTGAGTTACAATGTATTCTTAGTGTTATTTGTCTATCATCTTCGTTAACATAATTTCCTATTACACTTAAACCGTTGTTTAGTTTTAACATACAAATCACAAATCCACCCCCATATTCAGTTTTAAAGATGTGCCAACCAGATATGATTAGATAAGAAGTGATAACATATTTGAACTATGAATTAGTTCTCTTTTTTAGATTTTTCAACTCTACGTTTCCAGTAATCAGCATTGTACTTCTTGGTTTTTTCCTTATTCTTTTTTCTCCATTCTCTTAGGTACTCGTTTTTAGCTTGTCTGATCTCATCTGTCATTGGTTAACTCCTTTCATTCTTGTTTTTGTTTTCCTTATTCTTTAATATTAGTATATACCACCACAAGTGTTTTGTAAACCACTTTTTATAATATTTCTAAAAAATATTTTATATTTTAATACTATAAAACTTTTTAGTGGTATAAATTTTTGAATACGGAGCATAATATAAAATATGAGAATGATAAAACACTTTCCGTAATACGGTTAGTGACAAAGATTAATAAAAGTTATATAATATGAATGTTATAATTTTGAAGTATATTGAAGTGATTTGTAGAATAATTTTAAAAATGAAAAAACGGGGGAATTTAAAAATGTATGGTAAAAAGATAAGGAGTTTAAGAGAAGATAATAAGTTATATCAAAAGGAATTCGCTGATAAACTAGGAGTAAGTCAAAGCGCAGTTACAAAGTGGGAGAACGATTTGGCAGATCCAACGGACGATAAGATAGAATTGATTATACAAATGTTTAATGTTCCTCGTGAGTATTTTTATGGAACTGAAACTATTGTAGTAGAGAAAAAAGACGATGTGTCTTTACTTATAGATAAATTAGTAAACGAAGGTATTATTAAAGATCCGAATGATATTTCTGAAGAAATCGCAGAAATTATTATAAACGCAGTAAAACAAGATTTAAGAATGAGAAAACTTAAAGAAATTGAAAAATAAAACAGGCAGTTTAAATAACTACCTGTTTTTTTGTTTAAGTATATGTACAATATTTTCTATTCCCGGACATTCTGTAATCTCTCTAATTTTCTTCTCTAATTCTCTTATGTTCATTTTATTACCCCCAATAGTTTATTTCTTGGAATACTATACCCAAAGATATATTATCACAATTTCATCCACATATCAAGAACATATGTTCCTATCGTAAGTTTCCATTTTAATATTGTATGTCCATATTTATATTATAACGCTATTTTTTAGTACTGACAGAAATATTTATGACAAATTTCGTAAATATAGCTTGTACTTTGTCGGTTTATGTTTTATAATGTGCGTAACTTTTATCAAAGGTTGTATTACAGAAGGGGCATGATCGTGGAATACAAATTGTTGATAAAGCAATTTAGAAAACAGGCAAGACTTACACAAACAGAGCTTGCTAATAAAGCTAAGATAAATCAATCATATTTAAGTCAATTGGAGAGAAATCTTCCACACGCTAAAAGTCCAACACTGCGAACGTTATTCAAAATAGCCGCAGCTTTAAATACATGCCCTAACTTACTTATAACCGTTGATGATAAATGCGGTGAATGTTGTGCTCAAACGTGTCGCTTACTGCCTTAATTTTTATACGTTGTGCATGCATGCAGTATATGAATTTTATAACACCTCGTTTAAAATCATAATGAGGTGTTTTGTTTTGGGAAAGAAAAGTACTCTTTACATAGATGAAGATATAAAAGCAGATGTTCAAATTAAGCTAATAAAAGAGAATAAAATAAAAGGTGAGAACCTATCGTTATCAGCCCTGGTTAACAAACTATTAAAAGAATGGCTGAGTAATAAATAAAACGTGTTTTAAGTGGGTTCTCGTCCTCATAGAACGTTATAAATTAAAAGAGTAGGTATTTATATTACCTACTCTTAAAGTCTTTATATGAGCCTTTTATTTGCGTAAACATTTATTCAATTTTTGTAAACACTAATTTTAATTTCCGTAAACATATTATAATTCGCTAAAGCGTTCTTTAATGACTACTATTATCTTGAAATAAAAGATTTATATATAAATTCTAATCTTTCAATTTCAATTGATCTTTTAGCAATATTATTTTTTAAAGCCTTAATTTCATTCTTGTAAAAATCAATTTGACATTCTTTATAATTGTTTTGTGCTTCAATTAATTTTTCCTTATCTTCTTCCATAATTTCTTTCATTGATTGATAAACACCACAAGTCATATGATAAAAACGTCTATAATCATCATCAGTAAGATTTTCTTTATCAAACATTTAATACACTCCCTTGTCGCTAAATTTATTTCTGAACATATTTAGTGTATGTTTTTTTTATTTCTTCTTCTGACAGCCTAACACAGGAAAGAGTTCCGAATGATTTATAATTATCGCAGTGGTTTTCTTCCTTTAAATATTCTTCTCTCATTTGTGGCAATTTAGATTTTATTATATCTTTACTACATAACGCACATACTTTTTCATATTGTCCTAAACCTGTGTATTGAGTATTCTTTATTTTAACACCGCATTTATAACACTTCATTCTTACCTCTCCTAACCCAAACTTTTCTGTAATAACTTTTTCTCTATATCATCAAGATTACTATAGGTCCGTTGCTCAAAATTATTAAAAGTAGATTTCTTTCCATCAAACTTCTTTGGAGTAGTCTTTAAAGTAATCTCTATAGGTAATCTCTGGTATTGCTCTCCAGATTCTGAACTTCGATTTTCAATTTCTGGACTTCCATTTTCAGATTCTGAACTTCGATTTTCAATTTCTGGACTTCGATTGTTCAATATTGTACTCTCGATGTTCAGTTTTTGGACTTCGATATAAAAGGATTCTGGAAGTTTGTAATCTTGTAATGTATAACCAACTTTATTCAAATCGCAAGCTACTTTCAGTAAGTCAACTCTATACTGTAAAGTTTTATCCCACTTATGATTAGGATTGTTTCTTTTTTCTAGCCAACCATTCTCTATTAGCAAATCAATATAGTTAAGTATTGTAGTTCTTGAAATATTACCCTTTTTAACAACATCACTTTTGTTTTTAGTTGCAGTTACAAGCATACATTCTTCTATCAAATCGTCAGCTGTTTTATATATCCAACCGTTTGTTTTTTCCAGTTTTGGATTGTCTGGACTATAGTTTTCAATTCTCCTGTTTTCTTCATCAATGAACTTGTCAAAATCTTTTACACGTTCAGACCAATATATAAACTGATTTAAAATTATAGCGGATCTATAATCTCCAGTTAAGGCTACATATTCTTCCTTAATAACTACACGTTTTAATTGTTTCAATTTTTTCCATCTCCTTACAGTTGAATATTCTCGGAGATTTTTGTATACTATATTTATTGAATAGAAATACAAATCTCCACGATGCAGAAGTCCTTAGGTTGGCAGACCATATAGGGACTTCTTTTTATTTTATCAATTTTCTTTCACCTCTTTTCCATGTTCTCTTAAAAGCTCTCTCATTTTATTTTCAATCCACTTACTTCTGTTGAGCGAAATTTCCTCAGCCAATTTATTGAAAGCTTCTAGTACCTCGGGTTCTAAGTTATAAGTTGCCTTCGCTTTTTTTGATTGTGCCACTTTCTAACACCTCCTACATATATTATATCATTTGCGTAAATAATTTGCAATATGCGTATTGACACAAATTACTTTTGGTATTACAATAAGAGCATAAAGTAATATATAGGAGTTTTGAAAATGAAAGCAATGTTATGTTTCTACCATGAAGAATTGGAAGAAATTGAAGAAATGGTTAACTTCTTAGTTTTGCCGAGGTTCTTAGATGTTATACATTACAAGGAAGTTTACTACACAGTTAAAGAAGTTGTACATGATTTAGACGAAGGCAATATTAGAGTAGTTGTACAGTTAACAGAAGAATAGTTTATTTAACCCCAGGATCTAAGTACCTTGCATGGTCTTGGGGTATTTTTATAAAGTGAATAATTTGAATATATGGTGAATTAGTGAAAGGAGAAAGAAATTGAATTATAGAAAATTAGAAGGTTTGGAAAGTGAAGATAAGTGGGGAAATAAAACTAAAATAATTGATGTTGATAGTGATGTTATAGTTATAGCAACTTATAGAAACCATTGCCATGATACTTGTATCACTAGACAGATTTGGAGAGAAGATTATTACCCAGAACCAATATTATTAGGTGGATATGAGAGAATGAAAGAAGAGTTGTTAAACTGTGGCTTTGACCTAGATAAAATAAAACAAAACGTTGATTTGTCTTATGAAAAAGTAGATAGAAATCAAGAGAAATTTAAGAAGGAATTATTCTCAGTAAAAGGAACACCGCCAACGTTTGCTTAATGAATAATTAATTCAAAAATAAGGAGGATTGTTTATGGCGAATGTATTTATATATACACCATGTAAAGATAAAAAATATGAAAACTGCAAAAACTATCAAACGAAATGTGACGAATGTACTCATAAACATGAATATGTACTACCGCTTGCAAAACCTCATAAAAATTATTATGAAGAAATCAAGTGATGAACAATTCAAATATAAGGCATAATTAAGACTAGGCAAAACACCTAGTCTTTTATCTTTCCATGCCCTTATTCTTTATATGCTTCATAACCATTTCAATAGCATTCATAGGCAACTTATACCTTTGGCTTAATTCTTTTACAATACCTTTATACAAGTCATTGTTCTTCTTTAGTTCCTTAACTTGTTGAGATAGCTCTAAAACTAATTTATTGGCTTCCAGAGAGTTCTTTTCTTGTTTTTGGCACTCTTGCATATATGCTTCTAAAGTACCCTCTAAAGCCTTAATTTTAGCTTTTAGAAGTATATCGTTTTTAAATATAGTTTGTGCGTTTTCCTCAGTTCTTACATTGTTGATTATTCCATAGAAATGCTTGATTTCAATATGCTTGGCCTTACTATTTCTAATACCACGATTTAAACTAGGAAAGGCTTCATTCATTACTTTTCCGTATTCATCCTGGAGCTGTCTTAATAATAACTTAGAACCAAAGAAACTCCTGCTGCTTAACACATGACATTTACGCTTTTCCGAATAAGTTTTAGGAACCATTAAAACATGAATATGCGGTGTTTTTTCGTCTAAGTGTAAGGTGGCATACAATACATTGTCACCATACTTTTCATTAAGCCAATTCACATTAGTTTTAACCCAGTTATGAAATTCTTCTTTTGGCATATTTTTAAAATAGTCTGGACTTGCAGTTATAGTCATTTCTCTAGCTATTGTGGTATTGGCTTTGTTATACTTGCAATCAGATATATATTCTTTAACTCTTTCAGTTAAATTAGCTTCACCAATTAAGATCCTGTTTTCTATCTCAGAATTTGCATTAGGTGTATCTCTCATTCTCTCTGTGTGCATTTCATATTGTTTTATCTCACCGAGGTTTTTAAAACTGCGCCCAACTCTTAGAACGCAGTAATAATTACCCCTTTTGGTTGCCCTGTACGTTATATTTTTAGCTTTAGATTCTTCCCAATCTCTATTAAAATTAAGAATTAAATCTTCCATAGACAACCCTCTTTTACCTTATTTAACCACTTAATTAAGCTTAGTTAAGACTTAATAAAATTTTATAAGTTAGCTTACTAAACACAAAACAAGTTTGTATGGTCGCTTCGCTATGATCTCTCAAAACCTCTATCGTACCTCTTGTATTTTTCCTCTATAAAGTACTTCCTGGAGAAGTGCCAAACTACTTCAGCAGCAGCTTCTTTTTCTGTCTTACACCTTAACAAGTTACACTCATGCTTAATCTGCTCTGTATTAAGCTCGGCATCTAATCCAACTAACGGCGCTTCTCAAATAACACTTTCATTTTCTTTTTCGTAAGACTTCATAAAATCATTTCTCTCATAGATCTGCTTAACTAACAGTTCGTTTCTATCATATAAATCATCATTAGTTTTCTGCAAATTCTTATTTTCATCCTCTATTCTTAAAATAACCTTGTGCATAGCACTGTTTCTTAATTCTAATTCAGCAACCTTTTTGTGCTGCAATTCTAAAAGCTCTTTTAATACGTCTAATAGCTCTTTATTTGTCATTCTTTCAACATCCTTGAGTGTTACACCATGTAGTAAATAAAAACACTCTACAAGGCTTTTAACGTGTTTCCTTAAAAAGAAGTCCTCTATACTCTGCTTAATGTTCAATATTAAAACCCCCTATTCTTAATTCTCTCTTCAATCTCCGCAAATCTTTCTAATAGTAATTCTATTTCAGTTTTAGGTTTAGGCTTTTGCGTTTTCCATATACACGCAGCTGAAACACCTAAAGCTATTACCGTAATCTTGGCCATGTGTTGAAGTATTAATAATTCAATCATTTATACCCACTCCTTATATTTAGGGTTAGTCTTATAAAAATTAGTTTCGTCTTTGATTGGTTGAAAATTATCACTCAATATAACACATTGTCCTTTTTGTATCCTGCGGAGTTCTCCAGGAGTAAATAAAGGTTTCTTGGTTCTTACTTTTGCCTTCTCTTGTTGTATGGTTATTTCTTCATCATCACAAAGTACGCTCAAGAGCTTTAAGGTTTCGGTGTCACTAATTCCAGGTAGCACGAATTTAGTTTTAAGGTTATTCCATATAGTTAAAGCATTATCGTGGCCATATACTTGTTTAATTTGATTGAAGTCTTGCAGGAATAAAACAAAAGATATTCCACGTTTAGCGCAAGTCGATATAGTCACATTGAAACCTGTGATCTGGCCTAAGTTAGCAAACTCATCAAGTAGAAACCAGACATCTAAACCTTTGACGTCTATAAGTTTATTTATTAATTGGCTATACATAGGGGCCATTAAAGGTGCCAAATAATACCCCATATGCTCAGGGTAAGTTATATAAATAATACATTCTTCACTTCTCAATAGTTCAGCATCAAAAGAAGTGTTTTTAACCGCCAAATTATCAAGATACAGGCCTAAATTACTTGTCATGGTACCTTTAATACTACCTTGCATTCCCTGCGCTCCTGCGCCCTTTAAATAAGCCTTAAAATACCTTTCGGCCTTGCCTATAAATACACCTTCCATTTCTTCTTCGTCATTATCAATAAGCCACTCAACTGCTTCACACAAGCTCATTCTTCTATCTCTAGCGTAAAAGAGTACGGCAGCAAGTAAATTACTAGCCATTTGAAGCCATTCAGTACCGCCACTCTTTTTCCCAGTCGGTAATTCTAAAGTTAAACAACCATTCACTAAAAGGTTTTGTGCCAGTTGCACCACTTCCCTATCATGAGTACATTGACTTAACATATTATATTCGGTTTTTTCAGGTTCTAAAGGATTGTAAATAAAGACTTTTCTTCCGATGTGTTCTTGATATTTATGGGTTGCGTTGTAGATTTCTAAAGAAGGATCGTAGACAATTATAGATCCTCTTAGGCTATTCTGTAGTAGATTTGGAATTAATAGATTTGTTGTTTTTCCGGCCCTTGTAGGTGCAAAGGCTACTATGTGTGCTTGACTTGCTTCTTTTGAAAGTTGATATTTTTTAGATAATTGTATTCCATCTGTGCCGCTAGACAACTTACTTCCAAGTTCTCCTGTGGCAAGTTTGTTTCTGTCACTTGTTAGTGCATAAGCTATTGCTCCTGCTAATGTTGCAACACCTAAACGTATTCCCCATTTAGCACAAAGTGCCAATAATGTTATGACATCCATGTATCCTCCCTGCATAAAAATTGCTCAAAGCGTCAATACTATTAATGAGGTGATATTATGATCGTTGTTGAATTAACTTTGTATGGAATAGCGGCTTATTTAACAGGTAGTACAGCAGTTGAGATAGTCAACTTCTTTTTAAAATAGTGGGGAGTTAAACTCCCCTATTTCATTTTGTTAAACATATCTTCCATTGACTTTTCTAAGATATTTTCTATTTCCTTATTAGGTTCTGGTGGTACTTCTTTAACATCCTGTGTGACTGTTACCTGGTTATCTCTTAGGACTTCTAGCATTAATTTCTTCAACCTAGCATCCGTTATATCCCTATTGAGCAAAATTGCTTCTAAGGCTGCGCTAGTGCTGTTATAATTGCGTTCCTTTTCAGTGGTTGTTATAACGTCATATGCTTCTTCAGACAAACTGAAAGAATAAACTTTTTTAGCCAATTTAACCCCTCTTTTCTGCTACAAAATATAATCCTTTTGCTGTAATCATTTGAGGATCGTTAATCATTTGAAACTTAGCAGGAATATCTTTAAAGTTTAAGGCTGTTCCTCCTGCCATAAATATGTCCATTTCTCGCCAATTAACCCAAGACATTTCGGTTATTTGATCTACCTTGTTGAGCAAGCTCTTATAGCCTAAAGACTTTAGATTGTCATAACCTTTATCTGCATCAATTTCGTTAAGTTCTTTAGATATGCCTTTTTCTTTTAAGCTAGTCGCAATAGCATCTAGTACAGTTCTATTGCCAAATTCTTTAGTATCACTTAACTTATTATTAAACTCCATGTTAGTATCAAAATAAGTCATTTCCGTAGTTCTAAAGCCTACCGTAACCATTCCCAACCTACGGTTCTTTAGTTCGGCTTTTCTAGGATGATTATTAATAACATGCATTAGAGCTGCATCCGATTCCCTAAATATGATCACTCTAACTATATTTATTGTCTTAGTTACATTTTTAATCATATCTCTAACAACAATCTTTTTTCCGTTGTACTCAGTTGCAACCTTTTCTAGTGTTTCTTTGTTGAAGTTCTTGTTAGGAACTCCAATACATACAGATACAAACTCTGATTCTGCTAACTTATAAAGTAAAGTATATAGCAACTTCTTAGCAGTATCACTTGTTTTGTCGTCCCTATAATTAGGTTCATAGCTAAAACCCTCTTTTTCTGCTAAGTCACCAACAAAAGTAAGTTCACCGTTGATTTCTAAGAATAAAGGTTCTTTAAACTCGGTAAAATCAATAGATCTTCCTTCGCTAACTCCACTTTTAAACTTACATTCTTTAGCCTTGCCTTTGTATTCTGTGTAACCTTTCGTAAAACCTCTGCCAAGATCGGCACCAATAAACTGTAAATCCATTTTCTCAACCCCCACATTATTAATATATTAATAGTTTATTAATAACATTATATATATGTGCGGAAAATTTAGTCAATCCTTATTAAGAAACTATGAACATCTTAATAACATTTTGCATATACATGTAATATAGCTATTAAGAACTTAATAAGATTCTAATAAGGAGTTGTAAATATGAAGTCTTTTAAATTTAGTAGAGAAGGTTTTGAAGAAGCGAAAGCATATAGGCCCTGGTATTTAAAGAAACAGAATTATATTTTAGGAGCTATGGGAATTGCATACGTGTCAATATTAGCATTAAACATAAGCGCAGGTACTATGGCCAGTATGGGAACTGTTGAAGATAGCTTAATAAAAGCTTTTAAAATAAAATCAAGTGTTGGTTTATAAAACAAAGTCATAATTGACAATATAGGAGGGGTAAATATGCTTTTTTACGTAGTTGTTGGTTTAATAGCAGGATTTAGTCTTATTCATATTATTACCGTGGAGGTAGAGAAATAATGGAAATATTAAGCTTGATATTTATAACTAAAGGATATTCTTTGGCTTTTGGATTTGTATATGGAATGCTCGCCTATGTTATATGTAAAAACACAAAATTATTTTAAAGCAACAAGTTAGAAGATGATATATTGTTGTAAGGAGGTATGAATATGTTTAAGTATTTTGCAGTATTCAAAAGTGGTAGATTGTCAGAATATCAAATAGGAAATAACTTCCCACATCATGAGTTTTTCGCACCAGGCGACGAGGATGCAAGAGATTGGGCTGAAGATTGGATTGAAGAATATAACGATGAACACAAAACCAATTTTAGACTTTATATGATATATCCATTAGGAGGTGCGTAACTTGAAAAAGGAAATAATTGATTTGGCAAAACAGTATATTACTGATATGAATGGTAAGACAATATTAAACTCTGGGAATTTAGCTTTAAGAATTGATGATAATAGCTATACGTGTATTAGAATTGACGGTACGGAATGGAAGTTTGACCACTTTAGGCAGGCTTGTGCTTTTCACTATATAGCTTCTGCGGTTGGTGTGCTTGATGATGATATGCTTAATTACTACTATGATGTAGTTAAATATAATATAGGTAAATGGTCAAAAGAAGAAATTCAATTACAACAAAAATTGTTATAACAAAAGGGGTGGAGTTAACCGCCCCTTTCTCATGTCGTGTTTTACGACCTCAGCTATTCAGCATCCTTCAGTCCTGGTGAGCTTGGATCTATAACAATACCAAGTGCAGTTAATATTGATAATGCAGTATTCACCAAAGTATCAAAATTGTCTGGTAATTGATAATTTGTAAAAGTCTTTACCATTAACACTACAAAAGCAACAACGCTCAATATAAAGGCCTTATTTCTTAATCTTGATTTAATATCCATTATTTAACCACCTCCAATAATTTAGACCATGTTTTAGGACCTACAATTCCATCTGCAACAAGTCCATATTTAGATTGAAAAGCCTTAACTGCTGCAAGTGTTTTGGAACCAAACACACCGTCTGCAACAACTCCTGTGATTAACTGAATAACCCTAATTGCTTGATCGATATTGCTACCGTATTTAATAACGGGAAGTTTAACTACAGCAGCCGAAGTTAAAGGCCCGGCAATTCCATCTACCTTCAAACTAGCAACTCTTAATACATTGCACAAGCCTTGAATTTCTTTAACCTTGAGATTACCTAAGGGATTAACCATAGGAGCTTCTACAGACTGAGAAACTACACCAAAAGACTTAACTTCATTCATAAAAGCTTCTTTGTCAATGCTTATACCTGGACAAGTTTTAGGAGCATTCTCTCTGTGGAACCTTATATACTTGCTTTTATCATTAAAATATTTAGCAAGCTTCAAAAGACTGTTCTTTTGTTCGCCTTGAAGTATATCATTGCCCACATCGAAGTTACCCATAGTTTCACAAGCAAAAGCTCCAGTATTATATCCACTAATTGAAGCAGGAGTTTTACCGAAATCTCTACCTGTAACAAATAGTCCATTAGGAAGTAGTGTTACATGTTGTCCTATATCACTCCAACCATTAACTTTAACATGGAAATCTCTCATAGCTTCTTGTAGTGATATTCCATTAGATCCGTTAAAGCTAGAATGATTAGGTTTGTATGTATGATGTACATGCAATTCCTTGTGATTGTAATTATCCAACCTCTTTAACAGTTCTTCTATATCTATAATCTCAAACATAAATTACCTCCTATTTACTAAAAAAGGCTATAGCGTAACCCACAAAACCACCTATAAGGGTCCGCCATAACCACGTTTGATTTTCTTCTATTTTATCGAGCCTTCTATCAGTTGTAACTAATGTTGTTTTAATTAAGGTTTCTAGACTAGCAAGTCTTTGAAGTATTTCTTTTGTTTCATTTTCGGCCAATGTTTGCACCTCCTAAAATTAAAAGGAGATAGCTTTTAAACTACCTCCTAAATGAATTTACTATTATGTCTATGATCGTGAAGCCTATTACGAAGAACACCATTCTTAAAAACATAGTCATACCTGGAACTCCATACCACAGCAATAGCGGTATTACCATACTCCAGAATATGTATACCATATACCTATTTAGTTTTATACTCACTAATTCCCCGCCCCTTTAATATATATTCTTCTCCATTATTATAAATCTCAGTGAGTACCTTTTGCAATTCTTTTGCTTTATCTTTAGCGGTTAGGCTTGTAAAATAACTGTCATTGATTAATTTGTTAAACTTATCATTTGTAGATTGTCCGATAAACTTTTGAAGCTTAGTCTTTTCTTCTGAGGTAAGTTGTACTGTTTTACTATCCTCTTTATTTACCTTATAAGTGATAGAATTACTTGTAACTCTAGGGAATTGAATCTTGCTACCTGTTTTCTCGTAAATATCAAGCACCATTTTTTCAGCAGGAGTTGCATTTTCTTTAGTAGTGTAACCAGGATTTAAAAGGACATTGAACAATCCATTATCCCCCTGGAACTGTTTAACCTCCCTTCCTAAGGTATCAATTTTAGGTTCAAGTGTCTTTGATGCACCTGGAACCCTAACCTTTAGCTGATTTAGTATTGATTGCATCTTATCAGGATCATAAGTATCTCTTTGAGTATCATCGGTTAATTGTGCGGTTTGTTTTAAGAAACTTGGTACAAACTGAGTGGGTATATTTGATATTGTGGACCCTATACTATCCATGATGTTATTGCCACCAAATAACCTTTGAACACCTTGTAGTAGAGATTGACTAAGCAATGTAGTTCCACCGCTCTTTATAGCTTCACCTATAACACTTGTGGCTTCTTTTCTGTTCTTGCCCTCATTAAATATGTCTGCACCAATAGCAAGTGGAATTGCAGCCGGTTGCATCCAGTCAAATGTTCTATAGGTATTGCCAACCTTAAAGGAATAAGGGGATTTTCCTGTTTGCTTCTCAAGAGCAGCTACATCTTTATCTTTATTAGCATTTCCAGTTAATAAACCATCTTTAGCAAGATCATAACCGAGTATAATCATTGCTGAACCCGTTAAGCTTCTACCTATATGGTCAACAAATTTCTTTTGGTCAAAATCACCCTTTTGAAATAACTGCTTTACAGCCTTAATACTTCCTATAGGTGAATAGTCTATAGCCTTATCAAGAATGTTTGCAGGTGTTTTGGTGAATGGTAAAGCAAAAGTTCCAAGCCCTAAATCTTTATTACCTGTACTCATTTGATTTAATCCCTCTTGAACACCTTTAAAGCCTTTAACTAATGCACTTACATTCTGTAGAGTTCTTTCCTCGGCATATGCTTTTGCCTTTTCAACCATAGCTTCACTAGGTTTTTCGACCTTACCTATTTTCATTTGTTGTCTTAAATAATCATCATAAGCAGCTTGATAGAACGGACGATCTCCAAGCTCTAATCCTACATTAGTAGCTTTTTCAAACTTACTCAACACACCTTTTTTAAATATCTGAGCATCCGGCAAGTCAAATTGTCCTGCGGATGGACTTGTATTAACTCCTAGTTTTGCATCTTCAAGCGTTTCCTTAGCACCTTTCAACAACCCTTTGCCTTGTGTTTTTAGACCTTCTAAACTAGGTGCCAAAGTAGTTCTTTGACCTGTCTTTAGACTTACAGCTCTATCAACTAAAGCACCAGGAATATCTTTAACATTCTCCAAGCCACCTAGAATCAAGTTTCCTAGTGGGTTCCTAGATAATAAAGTCTTGGGGTTTAAAAGCAATGATATTCTTTGTAGGGCCTTTATTTTATCTTGTAGAGTTACAGGAATTTTCTCGGCAATAACCTTTTTAACCTTAGCAAACTCTAGGTCCTTTTCTCTACCCTCTGGCATAGCTTCAACTTTTTTCATGGTATCATTAATAAACTGCATTTCATCGGCTGTTAATTCTACCTTTTCAAAGTCCTTTCCAAAGAGCTTCTCACCATCTCTATTAACCTTGCCCACTACTTGCTGAGCCTTCATTAGCGCACCCTCAGGAGTAAGCTTCTTCCAAGTCGATATAGCTTGTAAGCTTTGAGCAGTAGCAGTAACCTTAGGTTGCACAGTTTCAAGCCAATCCTTTAGCTTAGTGTAATCACCTGTTTTTTCTGCTTCTTGCCTTAATTGATTTGTTATCAATCCTGCAGCAGCTGCATCTTCCGCACTATTTAAAGCTTCGGTATTTTTAATTCTATCTATAACCTTTTGCGGATCAGTAGATAGCTCAGCATTAGCACGTTCAACGCTTTCGGCATTAGGCTTAACCTCATACATAGCATGAATATTATCAATAGTCTTTTGAGTTTCTTTTTGCTGCAGCATTTCAGCGTTTTTCAAGGTGTTGGATTTAAATTGGCTTTCCTTAAATAAAGCACTATCACCACCTAACGCTGATAAATTAGGCGGTTCTATTCTAGCGTTAGAAGTATCAATTTTCGGTGGTACAATGTCAGGCTTTTCTATCTTGGCATAACTTACTTTAGGTTCAACACTTGCAGCAACTTCAGCTTTTGGAACTCCAAGTATTGGATTAATAGGTTTACCGCTTACACTAAAATTCATATTTTTAGCATTCAAAGGCTGAATTTTACTACTTGTAACCTTTGAATTAGTTGTAGTCAAGTCACCTAGCAAGTCTTTGGTTTTAACATCATACAGATCATTCGCAAGGTCAGGTAGTAACTTACCTATACCTGGAGTAAACCTCCTTGCCACATCTCCCGCAACTTGACCACTACCAAACAAAAATCCACCACCAAGCATATTCAAGGCTACGTCTTGTGGTAAATTTTCTAAATTACCTTTAGAGTAATCCTCTAATGCAACACTAGCCCCGGCATCTACTGAACCCCTGGCAAATGTAGGTAATAGTTTCCCGCCGGTTTTAGATGCAACCTTACCACCTACAAGTCTTGAAAAATCATCTGTAGCATTAAGTAAACTCTTTCCACCTCCGCCACCACCTGTCATAGCAGCACCTAAAATATTACCTCCAATGTCGGTTAAGGTATCTAAAGTTTTATTTCCTGTCGACATAGTTTCAAGCTTATTTCCTTGCATATCAACCCTATCAACACCCATAAACTCAGCACCTTTATTCATAAGTCTTTGGGTTAAAGGAATGCGGTTAAAGGTTTCTAGTCCAAATCCTATAGGTTGTAACCAATTAGGAGTTTCCGCATGTGTCTTTTTAAATTCATCATAAGCATCTTTACCAAATACAGAATCAAGAAAGCCACTCTTTTTAGGAGTGGCTTCTTCTGCAGGTGTATTTAGTTGAGTTCGTTTTGCCAATTCTTCTTCTTGTTTTTTCTTTCTTAATTTTGATAAAGTTTCAGCATTAGGCTTGTCAAAAAAACTTGATTTGCCTGTAGAGTTATTTTTGCTGTTTCCACTATAATAATCATCGCTAAAAAAACCCATGCTAATCCTCCTTTTTAGTTCTTATGTCAAACCAATTACCATTAGAATCCTTATCCCAATTATATGTGCTAGTTACATAATTTCTAAGATCTGATAAGTTTAATCCCATCCCTTGAAGTTCTGCTGCACTTGAATTTATTGCCGAAAGCAGTTCACTTCTACTTGCGTTTTCTCCGTTTGATGTTTCACCACTTGACATCCCCGCTAATCTTTTAACAGCAGAATCCCAATTGGCTTGTTTTTGTGCTGCACTTAATTTGTTGGAATTTGAATTATTAGATTTTGCTCTTGCTGCTGCTTGTGCCTGCTTTTGCAACGCTAATTGTCTTCGGTAAGCTAATTCTGCTTGTTGACTTTCGTATTCTCTCTGCCTTTGTTCTGCTGCTAGTTGTTGTTGATAAGCTACAACCTTTGCATTTATATCACTATCTATACCGCTATAAGCACTTGCTACGCTTGAATTAAAGTTATTATTAACGTCTGTAGTTCTTCTATTTATGTCGTTGTAAGCTTGATTCTCTTGCTGATTTAAAGCACCTATTTGACCCTGTAAAGCTGAATTTCTAGCTATCTCTGATTGCGCTGAAGTTCCACTATTTGCAAGCCCTCTATTAGCTAAATACTCAGCGAAATTTTTAGCTTGCAATTGACTTGCTGTACTAGTTTGATTTCTAGTGTTGTAATACTGTGGTTGTATTTTAGCTTTTTCTTGATCTAATTGGCTTAAAGAAGTATTTTTAGCTGTAGTTAAGTCGTTAAATGCCTTTTCCCTTTGTGTTCTCTTTAGTTCTTCTAGCCCTTGAATTATATTATCAGCCAATATAAAACCTCCTTCCAAAATAAAAAGAGAAGGTTTTAAACCCTCTCTATGTTCATCCTATTATCCTATTGTTCGTTAAACTATAGTGCCAGTCACATCAACCCACGCTGTGCCATTCCATGTTATTAATTTTCCGTTAGCACTTAATGTTGTATCAAGATACATTAACCCTTGGTCATGTGTTCCCAAACTACCAGGTCGGCTACCACTTACACCCATTTTCATAGTTGATTGAATGATTTGCCATACACCTGGGCTTCCATCAGTTAAACAGAAATAAGCGACTTTTCCATTACTATTATTTGATTGTGTTATATCTCCAAACTTTGCATTAATGCCATTTAGCACACGTTGTCTACCACCATGCACAACCCTATATTGGTTCCCATTATCATTTATTTCTAGTCTTGTAACGGTTCCTTCTTTTTTCATATCCAATGATGTATGTTCACCTTTATAGTAAAAATAATCACTGAATTTATTTTTGCCAATTAAAACAGTATCATATTTCATAAAATAACACGTTGCATTTACGTGACTTATTAATTCATTTTCCTTAATTTCACCATTCGTTATATAAAGTTCTTTAGCGGTGAAAACAACATCACTTTCAATTTTAATCTTATTATTTCTCAAATAAGTATATGAAGCGGTACTCGTCATATCGAACCTAGAAGGGTCAGTCGAAGCTTGTAAATTAACTAACATCTTATTATTATCAAAGAAGAATTGACCATCAATTTTAACATAGAATCCACCCATTCCAATGAATTCATTTCCAACAAACGAAATATTATCAATACCAGTTAGCGTATTATTAGGGTTAATGCGTATTGTTGCCGAGTTCAACGGGACACCAGTTGTTTTAAAACTATTGTTTTTAAACCTCACGTTTTTAATGTTCCCAGTGTTACCGCCAATATATAAAACCGCTTTCAAACAAACAACATTACAATTGTAAATGCTAATATTTTCGGCATCACCATCCATATAAAAAGTCCCGTTAGTATTTACATTTTGTTCTTTAATTAAACAATCTGATACAATAACATTTGATGTTCTTATAAAGTTCAATGCTCCACGTTGATTATTTTCAAATGTGCAACCTTTTATTATTCCATTTTCTTGTGAAATTCCAGCGTTAGACTCTAAATCTAAACCATGCCCAAATGAACCTCCACTAGTATTTGTAAAAGAACAATTTGTAAAATTGAAATCGTCACAACCAGCAATCGAAGCACCTTGTCTAGTGTTAATGTCAAAATCACAATTAACAAATTTAACTTTTTTAGATTTTAAATCGTCATAAGTTGTCCCCACGTATAAACCATCTGTACCCCAGCCACTTGCAATACAATCTTGCATAATAACATTATATACACCCCTAAACGAAAAACCGTGACAATTACCGTCACCAGTTCCAACACTATATGGTACGCTATCACCTTTCACATACAAACCATATATTTTAATATTCTTACATGCAAATTGTGTTGTTGACCTAAAGCGCATTGGAGATTCTTGCTTGCTATAATGAGAACCGCCAGCAGTCCATGAAACGTCCTTAACTTGTTTTATAGTTGCACCATAACCAATAATAGTTACGTTTTTAACGTCAACCATTTCGGTCAGTGTTCTCCATGATACAGCATCGTCATTAGGTTTATATGCATATTCGCCAGGAGGAAAAACAATAGTGCAATTACCACCTCTCGAATTAACAAAAGTAGTTAAATCAATGAAAGCTTGTGCGTTATTAGGGTTACTAGGTAAACCGCCAAACTTTTCAAAACTTACTTGTATATTCATAATTTCAGCCAATTGTTCAGTATGATAAGCAACCGTAGAACTTAACCCAGGATCAGCAGCAACTATAGGCATTCCGTTTAAAGTTCCTGTAAAATCACCTGTTTCACTTAATTTTCTATTAGTGGTTATATTGGACTTAGTTTCAAAAGCATTATCACTATAACTTTTCAAGGATTCAAGTAATGATTGAATTGTATCCCCTGTTAAACCACTTATAGATGTTGCCTTAACAAAATCCGCACCACTTGAACCATCTGTAACAGCCTTTAATTTATTCCTTAAACTTTCGATTAAAGCTTGAACCGTAACACCATCTAAATCAGATATTGATGTAACTCCTATATTATCAGCACCACTATCGCTATCAGTAACGCTTGCTAATTCAACCAATAAAGTATTGTTAATATATGTTTTTATTGAGTTTGCAGCTTCATCGAATTTAGCCTTTAATTGTGCAGACGTTAAGCCCCCAACGTCATTCGGCTCATCAATCAATGTCTGAATTATATTTAAATTTGCAGTTAATTGAGTTAAACTCATTTTATCACCTTACCTTTCCACCATATCGAGCGGGTAGATTTATACTAAGTACCGTTACTAGGTCCGTTTCGCTGTTATTGGTCAATATAAGTTTCATGTATACAAAACCATAAGCTTGTAATTCTAGGAATTTAGGTTGAGGATTGTATGAGGTTGAAAAACTAAAGTGTTCAAAATTACAATGAAGGAATGTTGAAAGACTATAATAGACTGTTTGTTTTTCGCTTGTACCCTCATTATTAGTGGCAATTTGAATATCAACGCTAGTCTTGGTATAAGGATTGATAGCGACCCAAATATTATTGAGATATTTTGTTAGGTAATCAGCTTCAAAGTCATAAAAACCCATTTCCCATACTGCGTTTATTGCGGTGCCTTCGTCAGTTCTTTCAGTAATATCAAACTTAGCTATATATCCATTAGCACCAAAATAAAGATCACCATTAACAACTATAAAGCATTTAGCGTTTATGTTATCGAACTTGTACCAGGTATCGTTGAGATAGTTGTAAATCCAAACTACATTTCCTATACAAAGCCAATATTCTTTATTTTCTTGATAGTCCACAGTAACCGCAGTCGTTAAATCAACGGTATCCAAACTATCTTGCACCCTTTGACTTATAAGCTCTTGGTTAAACTGTTCTCTTACGCTTGAAGATTTCCACGCTCTTATGCCTTTATCAATGGTCAAGGGATTGTTATTAACTATTCTAACTTGTCCATAGGATACGTTTCCTACCTCCTCATTAAGCTCATAACTCGGAAAACTTGCTGTAGTCTGTCCCTCTATGGTTACAGCTTCATAAATCGAATATCTAGCCCCATTCTCAAGAAATATCTTTTGAGTATCATATTGCTTCACTATATCAGTAATAGCATACTGTCCATTACCCTCGTCACTATATGAGTTAGCTTCAAAGTATTCAGCGCTTGGAACACCATCGGCTAAACCGCTCCAAAATCTACGGTTTTTATGATCCGTATTGCCCCACAAGAACACTCTAGAATCAGTTTTGCCTGAGTAGTCCATGCTAAATCTACACTTTTCTATCAAACTTCTCTGTCCTGTGCCGTTAGTCCAACCTATATCAACGTTATCTTGTCCTATTGCAGGTGCTACGACAAAGGTTATCTTTCCTGTGGTTAAATTAACAGTATAATCAGTTGTTACGGTCTTTAAAACTCCATTTACATATACAAAGTCAACGCTAGCTATTGAAGTTTCTAATAATTGATATTCTGTAGCTATTCCATCCGCACTAAATGTTTGATGTTTTGCACCTGTAAGTACATTTATTTGCTCGTATAGCGTTCCCCCTCCCGCAGGTGGAGTTCCTATTGCTATTTTAGGTCGATATCCTGTTACTGTAGCAAAAGTTGTACCATCATAACTCTTATACTCAGTACCATTATTAAGATAAACCTTACCTCCAAAGGGTATAAACCTAGTTGGTGCATCTGTAAGAGTTCCTAAATCGGTTTTAGTACCATCATTAAGGTTTCCGCTATACAAATGACCGTTATTGCAAAACAAAAAGAATGTAGTATTATTTAGTTTACCGTACCACATTCCTTGTACATTGCCTGTTAAGCTATCAAATATCTTTTTCCAACCTTCACGCTTTTTCAACTGTCCCTGGGGTGTAATTCTAAAGTTGAGCATTTTAGAAGCTTCACCAAGCTTTAAATTAAACTGACCCTCACCATTTTCATTAAGTCCTAAAAACTTCTTTATAGCTACAGGAGGTATTTTCTTGCTTTGTCTTATAGTAGCCAAGACTATACACCTCCATATATATCTATAATTTGGTCAATAGTTGCAGGTTGTTTAATATTATTCTCTAACTTCATTTCTTCATATCTTTGATTAAAAAATCCTGCACTATCAGGATCTTCAACTAAAATTAAATGTGCAGCTAAAAAATACGCTCCACTCATGGCGGATATATCGTCTATTTCTATATTCTGAGTTAAGCTTGTTACAGGAGTTGGAACGGGTTTATAAACCACCCTTACACTACCCTCATAAAAGTAGTTAATATATAAATCTCGCCTACCCTCCCACTTGTAACTAATAGACTTACTATATTGCCTTTGTGGGTATTCTTCAATGATTTGATCTAAAGATTTAAAATCACTTGGCATTTCTTTTTTTATCCACGGTCTATAGTCAGGTACTCTATTAGATTGAAACGGAACTGAAAACATAGCGTAATTAGTTATTAAATACCTATATGTACCTGTAAAGCGTATACGTGACTTTGTAGCACCGTTTGAGGGTGTAACAATACCTTTGTATGTGGTAAAATCAGTAACGCTTGTAGGGCTTATAGTGGCTAGTGTATTCCATGTTCCGTTAAAGTCCTCTATATATACTGTACAATCTCCATCTACCTCAAAATAATAAGACTTAACACTTCCTACAGCTTCTTTAATTATTTCAGTACCTACATACTCTATGTAATCAAATCCACTAGTATATCCAAGCATATTTGTTGCAGGCTTATTGCTTATTTCATGAGTTTTATATAAATCTCCTGACTTAGCATTTTCATTCTGCCACAAAGTAAGTATCCCCGGAGTTCTTGCCTTATAAACTGCGGTACTTGTAGCGTTTATAGTTCCATTAGCAAGCCTTTTGTTTATGAGATCAGCTGCTAAATCAAAAATCTGTTGAGCAGTAAACAATTATATCACCGCCTTATTCTTTAGTTTCTATTTTTATGCCCTCTGGCTTCTTCTTGGCTTTTTTCTTATCTCCTGTGGATTCTACTGTTATTTCTTGATAATCAAAGAATCCTTTAGCTCTGTTAATTATATCTTCATCGTCCGTTATGAACTCGCCTTTAGTATTAAATTGAAATACAAACTTTCCTGTTACCTTACTGTTAACCGTTTGATTAGGTTTTCCAAAGAATTTATACATAAATACCTCCATAAAAAAATAAGGCTAGAGCGTTAACCCTAGCCAATAGATTAAAGTGTTTCTATTACATACATTCCTGCTGCGTGATCTGTAAGCAATCTCTTACCACTTGCAGGAGTTAAAGTAATAGCAACTGTCCCATCATCTTGTTTTACTTTTCCACCTTCTAATTCAACAACCGCAAAAGCACCTGCTGCTACTGTGCCTGTTACTGCTGCTGTGCTTGCCCAAAAGTCGCCTGCTGCTACACTATAAGTTATTGAACCGTGCCCAGTTCCGTTATAGATTATGTAGGCTACTTTGTAGTCAGGTCTTGTAGGTGTAGCTGTAAATACCTCTGCTTGGTCTATTGTTGAAGATGTAGCTGCATTAGCTGTCATAGCCAACGCAGTATTCATTGTAACTATTTTACTATTTGTTACTGTAACACTCATTCTATATCACCATTCCTTTATCGTATATTTAAACTATATTGCTGATTCTACAGCTTGCGTTGCATCTATTAATACTAATTCCTTAGGCTTAAGAACTTTAGCACCATAAACATTAAGTCCACTTGCGCCACCAGCAAAAGAATCTTCTAATTCTTCTATGAATCTGCTTTTCATGATTTGTTCAGCAAATATGATTGAGTTGTAAGAGCCTGTTAGGATTTTAGAGTTTAATGAACCCTCTGCACCTGTAGTTACAACGTTATTAGACACGTATATATCAGTGTCTAAGTAGTTAGCCCAGCTTAAACCACCCTTTTCTCCCTCTAAGCCATTGTTAATTTGGAATTTAACTCCTGCAAGCATTAACTTTTCTTTGTACCATGGAGGAATAACCATCCATCTGTCACCAGGCTTAACGTTGTTTTCTTCAAGCTTTCTTACCGCTGTAGAAGTTGTTGAAAGTACATTAGCACTAGTTACAGTAGCAGTAACAGTAGTGCTTGCTCCTGCGTAAAGTCCTAATATAAACTTGTCTGCATTATCTCTTAAACCATAAGCAGCTCTTTCAACTTGAGATCCTTTAACGTCAATGTTGGATTGGAACGCTTGGATATCATCAATTTTAAAAGCATAGTATTTCTTTTGATCAATTAAAAGTGCTACTGTTGAATCTTGTAACCCTTCATAGTTAATAGTGCCTGTGTAATCATTAATAGTAGGATCAGCAAGTCCACTAAAGTAAACTGTATCCCCTTCCTTTTTAATAGGTGCGTCAGGCTCCATTGTACAAATCTTTTTAGCAATAAGGTCTTTTTCTAGTGTTCTTAAAATCTTGGTGGATACCAATTTAGGTATTGAATTTATAACTGCCATAATTTATCTCTCCTATCTCATTCCTAATATTTTTTTAACTTGATTCCAGTTAGCTGAAATTTCCTTCTCAGACATTGTTGCAATGCTCTCAGCGGTTATTTCCTTAGTAACTGGCTGTCCATTGCCCGTAACACTTCCTGTTGAACTCTCAGCGTTACTTGCATTTATCTGTTGTGTCTTAGAGCCTTTTTCATACTCAGCAAGTTTAGCTTTTAGTATAGAGTTTTCATGCTTCGCGTATGCATCCACTAAGCTTTTACCCTTGTCTACTTCTGCCCAAACTTCCACAGGTATTTCATCGGCTTTAACACTTGGATAAGATTCTAAGAAGTTTTGGAAATCTCTTTCCTGTGCTTCCTTTTGTGCCTTAGTTTGTTTTTCTGCTTCATACTCTTGTCTAAATCTTTTAGCTTCAACAAGCTCTTTAGCAACATCCTCAGGCACATTATTATTAACTAATTCTTGTATTCTTTGACGTTCTTGATTAACTCTTATAGCTTCGTCATATTCGGCTTTTGTTTTGATAGGCTTACCATCAAACTCATAACCTTGACTAGCTATAAACTTGTCAATCGCTTCGGATTCTGCTTTTCTTCGCATTTCTGCAAATTTTGCATTATCCTCTTTACTTTGAACTGGCTTTTCTTCTACTTGAGGTTTAACGACTTCCTCTGATACGTCTTGAGTAGTTTCTGCCTGTTCACTTGAGGTTTCTACAACCTCTGTATTTTGTGGAGTTACGACTTCCACTTGCTCAGCGTTTACTGTGCTTTCAATGATTTCATCCATATATTAATACTCCTTTCCCTTTTTACGCTTGGGTAGCGAAATTTTAAACAATATAAAAGCACCTACATTTGAGGTGCTTGTTGCTGTTGCATCATTTGCATTACTGTTTGTTCCATCTGTGCATCTGGCATAGCCTTAAGCTGTGCTTGTACGTCAGGTGGTAGACTGTCAACGAATTGTGACATTAACTCATAATTGTTTTGTTCTGCACCTATTTGAGCATCTACCTGCTGATTCAACTCATCTATTAATTCCTGTTTCTTAGATACATATCCGTTAGGAAGCCGCTCTAAGTATTGTACAGGAGTTATTATCTTTTGACCTAATAGATTATCTAGAGTTTGAATGCTTGTTAACTCACTCCAGTAAGAAGAAGGGCCAACGTCAATTTTAATTTTAAACGGAATGTCTTTATACGTTTCTGCATTAAACGTACCAATCTTAGATAAGTCACCCTCTTTATAGCTTATCTTACGTTTTATATCTCCGTATTTACTAAGCATAAAATCAAGCCAAACTAAACCCAGATCTTCTACAAACTGATATAGTGCATCCGAGATATTCTGTAGCGGTATTTGAGAAGCTTTTTGAACTGCTATAATAGCACCTTGATTCTTAGGATCAATATTTCCTAGTGCTGCATCATTAGCACCGTTTAAGTCCTTAGTTTGACTTATTGCTTCTCTAAAGACTTCTATTACCATGTTATTCATTTGTCCATAAGATATTTGCTGTACTGCTCCTGTGACTTCTCCCTCTACTCCTACAGCTGCACCTATTGCATTATTCCATGCTGCTATCTTAGCTTTATCATATATAACCTTTCCGAATGCTGTCATTCTCATATGGTATATAATCATTGCGAATAGCTGATTGATTGAAATTTGATTAGGTATAAGTCCCGTACACTCAGCTTGACCATGATAAGAGTTTTTTAATCGGCTCCAATTCATCCATGCTATAGGATATAGTTTAAGTCCTGTATCAATCTCAGGTTTTATAACAGCGTATTTAGTGACCTTCTTAAGCTTAACAGTACCATTCTCTTTCCATAGCTTGATTAAGTATGTACACTTTCCATTTTCATCGGCATTATCTATTTCAATCTTACCTCTGTCCCCTGCCTGGTATTCTGTTTCTTCATCACTTGCAATCTTATCTATATCACCCTTAGGAACTTTATTCTCTTTCGCCTCTTTTTTAAGGTTAGAAACCATGTCACGACCAACGATTAATATATACGGCTGAGCTTCTGATTTATTGTTGTTAGGATTTCCAAACATAACATTCTGACCATCAACCAATTCAGTGCAGAAATCTCCCATAACTTTAGCAGGTTCATTTGTGTTAGGATTGATACCATTAGTTGTATATGTGTCAATCTTTGGATCCCAATAAGTATAGAAGCACATATCACCACTCAGTGAAGCATCCAGAAGACCTTCTCTGAGCAAGCTATCTATCTTAAGCTTTTCCCACTTAGTATCAGCATAGCCGCTTATCATATCAGCTACACGTTGCAATTCTTTTTCATTTTCATCCTCTGTATCATCGGCTATATTCTCTATGCCAAATTGCATTTTAACCTTTGAACTAAGGACACTAGATATCTTGTAATCAATAATAGGTTTTATGATATTGAATACAGGTGTGGGTAAATTACCTGCTTGAACTCCATACCATTGATCATTGCTATAGAATCTATAGTTTTTATCTACTGTAGTGTAATAAGGTGGATGAAGTTTTGAATTATAATCTTTACCATTGGTGTATAATTGCCACTCATTAGTTACGTCCTTCTTCAATCTTTATCACCCTCCTTTTGCGCATCTCCTGTATAACTAAATAGGTTATTCCATTCTTCTGTATACTTATCTACTTGTTTCTTTTCCTCTTTAACTTCTATGTGCTTTTTAATAGCTTCTACAGGGTTTAGATTAAGCTTAGGGACTTCACCCTTGCTCATAGCCTTACAATGTTTAAATCCTGTTATATAACTTATAAGACAGCATAAAAAAAGAACTATTCCAAGAACAGCTCCTAGCATTAATTGCATTTAATCACCTCATTTTAAAGATGTCGCTAAATGGTTCGTTTGCGACATGTTGAAATTTAACCTAGTATTTAAGCCACTTTACAGGCTTTCAAATTCAAAACTAAAGCATTTTATATTTTATACAGTATATTTATGCAGTTTTCGCTGTATTTCTATGCGTTTTATGCAATTTAGAACCCACCGTTAATATATGAATCATCAACTGTTTGAGGTTCGAACGCACTCTTTTTCTTTTCGTATAGTCCAAAATCATCACGCTTTTTATTCTTCTTTACTTCATCCCTAAACATTATACATTCATAGTTCAATCCATATCTAACAGAATCTATACTATGATTGTTTTTATCGGGATATCCTGCTTTAAAGTTTCCATTAGCATCTTTTTCAAGCTCATAGGATAGAAACTCTCTAGCTGTCTCAGGGCACCTGGTATCGTCTATTATTATTTCCTCTAAGCTCTGTAAGAACTTAATACCATATTCTACACTATCAGGTCCCTTTTTAACTCCTGACACTCTAAGTCCATATTGATTCAATTCATTTATAGATTTAGGCTCAGCACTATCAGCTATTATACTTTCATTGGCTTTATTCTCTTTGGTTATTAATTCATATGCTGCATGATTAGATAAACCAACCTTGTAAACTTCGCCAAATATATAAAGTCTTTTGTATTTTCTGTTATAACTCATTACAGTGTAACTCAAAGGATCTATAGCATAACCAAAGTCTAAACCTCTGCGTACCACTGAGAACTCTTTTATTTCTTCTTCTGTTATCGGTCTGCATGTTACGTTTTGGAATACTTCTCCACCTGTTCCAGTAACCTCACCTAAATATTCATGTTCGTATGATTTAGGCTTAGTTGCCTTAAGGTGTTCAGCTTCAATAAAGAATTGCTCTCCTAGCCACCCTCTAGGCACAGTTAAATAAGTGCTATGGTGTACTAGTCTATCTTCACGAGTTAGTTTAACCTCAGCATTAACCCAATTACTAGCAGATTGCGGAGGGTTGTAAGAATAGAATACAACGAACTTCTTTCCACCTCTCATTAGAGATTGATTTATCATTCGTATTTCTTCTATGCCACTAAACTCGTCAACTTCCTCATACCATACATATTTACAATAACCTTTAGAGAACTTAATAGACTTTATCTTCTTAGGCTTATCGGCACCTCTAAAGAGTATCTTTTGGCCTGTAGGTAGATAAGTAAGTGTTGTAGGGCTTGTCTTATAATCCCAATAAGCTGAAGCACCTAACATATCTATAGCCCATACTAATTGCTCATATACGGAATCTTTTAAATACAATCCTACTTTTCTAAGAACCACAGTATTTGTTATGTTTCCTTCTTGTGCATCCTTCATCATATTAAGTATGATCTCTATACCTATGAATGACGATTTAGTAGAACCTCTACCACCATTTAACCAATGATGCGTATATAATTCTTCTTTTAAAGCCTTATGGACTTCATAGAAGCTTGGTGCAATTACATTTGACAGTTTCATTTTATATCATCTACTATCTTAATTCCTACACTTGCTTCCATATCTACCTTATCAGTAAATAACTTAAGGTGCTTTCCTAGAAGCTCATAGGCCTTCAATTTGTCAGTTTCTCTTTCACCCTTTACTGCTATATCCTTAATACCATTTAGAACGAACTCAGCAGTTATGCCGTTGTTTTTAGCACGTTCCGAAAGCCTTCTTTCAACCTCAGATTTAATATAAGGTTTTTTAAGGTTTTCATCACCTATCACACCTGCTGTCTTTTCGCTATAACCTGCTCTAATAGCTGCTTGAGTAGCATTAAGGTCTTTCATATATTCACTTATAAATAGTTCTTGTTTTGCAGTTAATTTCACCTTAATGCACCTCCTTATTTACACTTATCAATATTAATTCCTTTATTATCTCTCATAACATCTTCTATCTTAATTTCAACCCTTTTCCAATTACTCGGTTTGCAATATACTTCAACGCATGTACTGCATAATTCTGTATCTTCATTATCACACTTATTACATTCAAACATATCAACCAACCTTTCACGGAAAATTAAAAAGACAACCTTTCGGCTGTCTACATAGGAAATGGGGGTTTCCTTCTTTTGTTCATTTTTTATTATTCTTTAGTTTCTTTACTAATATTAGTATCTCACATTTTTTCAAGAGTTAACACGAAGTTTAATGCGAAATTTAAATTAAAACCAATCCTCTAGTTGCAAACCCTATCAAAAACCCACTAACCCAAAATAAAACATTAATCATAACCTTATCTCCTTAATATTCCTCTCTATGTTTTGAACCTGCCTTGTGCTTCTTTCTATTAGTTCCGCAACCTGTTCCTGAGTTAATCCCATTGCTCTTAGCATTCCAACCTTTACTTTTATATCTGTTTCATTTATAGCTTTGTCTATCAATTGCTTATTAGTCATTAACTGATTAAGTATCTCTTTTTCTTCTTTCATTCTACCAGAGTAATGAATTGCCCTAGTAAACACCACAGCAGGATCTAAATCATTACTTGAACCTTTAGGCATACCATCATAACTCATTGCTCCAACTTCACTAGGTGACCAACTATCAGCAATCATTGTGTAGTACTGATAGCTAGTTCTATGTGCTTCTAATAAATTACTATGTATTTCAATTTCAGCTAATAACTCTTTATACCCTTTTATCATTATTCCACCCTCTCTATCATCACGTAGTTCTTATGTATAGTCACTATTCCTTTAGCTGTCTTAGTTATCCTCATAAGTTCACTGAATTTCTTGTACGGGATCACCTCAACAACTAACATTATTTAACCTCTTTGTCTTTCGTTACCTGGCACAATGCCAAATATCCTACCGTTACTACTGCACCAATCACAGTTATAACTACATTTACCCACTCATTGAGTATATAAGTCATACACCCAACTGCAATAAGCAAAACCAACCTACAAAACAAACTCATTTTATCTATTAACGTCACAACTAAGCAGCCAATTATAGTTCCTACCATTAAAGAAATTATCAAGTTCATTAAGTATCCCATTTTCTAAACCTCCTGGTATATTTTTAATATGCTTTGAAGTCTTTCGTTGTTAAAAAAATCTTGGCCCTTATACCAATCTTCTAAACCTTTATTGTTCTTGCTTGAATTACACTTCCCACAAGCGGGAACTATGTTTCCCTTGCTATATGTTCCGCCCTTGCTTATCGGCATTATATGATCTTGTGTCAGCTTTTCTTTTCTGCCGCAATAAGCGCAACAGTTATTGAATTCAACTTTTAAAGCCTCCCATTCATCTACGGTTAAAGATTTTTCACCTGCCAAAGATCTTCTTTTCTGGTTAAGCAACAACCTAATAGTTCTATGCTTTTCATCTTTGTATCTTTCCCTTTGTCGCTGTGATTCTCTTTGTTTAACCTCGTCCTTACTTCTCCATACCTTCTTGACTTTTAATATCCTTTCGCGATTTTCAGAATAATATTTTAATTTAGCAGGCTTGCATTTCTTGTGATATTCTTTAAAATAATTAGGATTTTCTCTTACCCACTTTTCTCTATATTTTTTAATTTTCTCTATGTTATCAGCATAATATTTCTTTCCGTATTCATTAAACCTACTCAGATATTCTTCTCTATGCTTTTCATAATATTGTTTTTGTTGCTCAAGTAATTTTTCTTTATTCTTTTTGTAATATTCTTTCATGTAATTTGGGTTCTTCTCTCTATTCTTCTTTGCAATCTCTTTTCTGCATTGTCTGCAACTTGCTGTCAATTCAAATCTACCCTTGCTTTGTTTTACAAAATACTCAGTAGTTGCCGGCAATTCCTTTCCGCACACTGTACATATCTTTGCTTCCATTTAATCACCTCAGGAGAACTAACTTCTCTTTTATATTTCTTCTTGAAATTTTATAATCGTTTGAAGTCCAGACATTTGTGTTTTTATAGCTTCAAGACTTTGTTTTGCAGATGTCCACCTTGCTTCTGCCAAATCCCTTTTAAACTTTAGTTCACTTGTTTTTCCTCTAGCTATATCAGGTATTAACGTAGCTTGTACCTTTTGATCTCTCAATTGTAATATTTCTATCTGTAAAGCTCGTCTATATTCTCTTTCACTCTCAGCCATTTCTTTAGATAATGTAAAGAGCTGTTTACTTCCGTTCTCCAATCTCTTTCCGCTTTCGTATATCTCTTTAGCGATTTGACTTAATTCCATACCTCATTTCCCTTTCCCTTTGTAGTTCCCTTTGTATTCCGATGCGTTTCATATTGGTCATAAATCTATCACTTATTCCTTGCTTAGTCTTATCACACAGCCTACCATCTGAATTTACTGCACCATTATGAGCTTCTTCAATTATTCCAGTAAGTTCTTTACACCATGCATTAAACTTTAAGTTAGCCAATTCAAAAGATATTCTGTCAAAACTTCTCTTTGGCATCATTCACTATTCCCCCTTCAAATACACATCATGATAAGTTACACCCACCGCATAAGCTTGCCAAACGTCTTTACTAAATCCGTAAAACCACCCAGGATCCTTCTTAGTTCCTTTATCTCCAAACCTATCTTTTAAAGCTTGAATTATATTACTGTCTTTAGCTCTCATACTTCCACACAGATTCATTTTTGCATCTTTACGATATATATATCTAACCTCTTTAAAATTAGCCCTTTCTGCAAATCTACCTATCCAAACACAGGTTTCAAACACTTCTTTCCCAACACCCATACCATAACTAGCTATCATTTCTATTACAAAATGATCTATATCATAGTCATAATGAAACCTGTCCATTTTTAAATCATTCAACAAATCAAAATTATTTATCTTACCAAACTTAACAGGCTTTAAATTATCATCTAATACCACATAAGCACTCTCAATATTCCCTGGATCTATAGCTAATATCAATAAAATCTACCCCCTAAACACCTCTTAATAATATCTTCTCTTTTATATCCCTCTTTATATATTGGAGTTTTATTAACTACCTTTTCAGTTTCGCTTTTACTTATTTCTAATATCTCTTTTATCTCATTTAATGTATAATAGTCCTTATGGAATATCACATTTAACTTGGCTTGTAGTTCCTGCTTATACTGCAGATCCTTTTTCTTATTCAGGTGCGGACTTCCATTTCCTCTGTGGTGACTTGGACACAAATCTTTGAAGTTTACCGGCACATTAACCATGTAACCGGCAGCACTTCGAAAAATTATGTGATGACGCTCTACTATAGGACTTCCACACTCAGCACAGTACCTATCCATTAAAACAACTTTCCATGTAGTTTTGGTCTATCCTTGTTCTTGTCCATCTTATTGATTATTTCAGATTCTAAATCTATATCATAACCCCCACACAAATCGCCCATTCTAATAACCACGTCCGCAAGCTCTTCTCTAAAATTACTTACATCCTCTTTCCTGAGAGCTTCTAACGCTTCACTTAATTCACTAACCATAAGCATTAATTTTTGCGAGGTAAAAGCGTCTGTTACCTTACAAACTTCTTTAAAATTAAAATCATCGCTCTTTATCATTTTTTGAAGTATATTTTGCTCTTCTTCCCAAAACCCTTTATTACTTGCGTTCTCATGTGCTTTTGTTACTAACTCTTTAATCTCCATTTCCATTCCCCCATACTTTCACTTTATCTCTATTTCCTTGATGCACTCTATAGGTGTAGTTAGGCCTTTGTACACAGAATATATAGGCTTCTTTGTCTGTAGTCTTATTACACACTCCTATAAGTCCATTCCAGTCTGAACCGTCCTTTATCTGCACATAATCATTCTTCTTTATATCCATCGTTCAACAACCTCTCACATTCTTTGTATACCTCTGCTCTATCCTCATCCTTCAACGCATCCAGATACCCTAACCAATCTGAATTGTTCTCATAAAGTCTTATAACTTGAATAACATGATCCATTATTGTTATCTCTCTTTCGCTTACCATATTCCCTCCTTGTAATACCGCACTACTCCCAAATTACCAAAAGTAGTACGGTAGGGTAAAAAAATATTCTAAAAAGGTATATCCGAAGTATCTTCCACTTGTTCCATTCCGTCAAACCCAGTATCTTTATTTTCAATAGTCTTACTATCATTACTCTTGCTTAAAAACCGAACCTCACTAGCAACAACCTCTGTAACATATCTTTTAGTACCATCTTTAGCATCATATGATCTAGTTTGTATTCTTCCGCACACTGCCATTAAAGAACCTTTAACCATATAATTTGCGACTGATTCAGCTTGCTTACCCCAAATTACTATCGGTATAAAATCCGCTTCATTCTGTTTTGTTTGTGGGTTATACTTATCTACCGCTAGTGTTAGTGTCGTTACTGCGGTTCCTGCACCTGGTGTAAATTTCAATTCTGGATCCTTTGTTAGTCTACCTATTAGCATTGCTTTATTCATTCTTATTTCCCTCCATATTTTTAATTAATTTATTAATATACCATTGAGATTTTTTTAAATCCTCTACACCGTTTTTTTGTTTCCATCGCCACAAGTATTTAATAGCGTTTGCGGTGCATACTGCTTCTATTCCTTTTAACTCTACAGTTGCAGCTTCTAGTGCATCTATGCACTCAACTTTTCCACTTGTATAGTGCTTTGGGTGATCTACATTATCATCTTTAGTTATTAATGTTTCCGCTTGAATCTTATTCAATTGACACCTCCGTTAATTCCTTGAAGTAAGGCAAGTTATCAATCCACTCTGCAAATTCTTTCCATTCGCTCAACTTGTGGCCTTTTCTTTGCTGCTTGATTGTCTTTAATTGCAAGTAATTTGTTACGATTCCTGCTGCAAGATGTAACCCTTGCGGACAGTTATTTACTATCCTTCTCCAAAGCTTTTTGATGTTCTCCTTATACTCTTTAATATATACCGAGTTAGGATCGTTCTCCAGGGTTGTCTTTAAATACGTCTGTTGATTGTTATAAGCTTCAATAAGTTCTTTTAGGTGTTCTAGTATACCCTTATCAACTTCCTCGTTACATTGGCTTGATAAGTCCATTTTGACAAGTCTGTGCATTTTTGATTGACTGCTAACTATATCTAAGAAGTGATAGCGTTGTAATTGTGTCCATTGATAACTAGGCAATGAGATAATTGCGGTCACTACTATTCCTTTAAGAAAACTATCATGCCCTGATCCTATCTTCGCTCTACCTAGTTTTTTCCCTCTCTCTATTGCTTTTTCAAAGTTAGCATCATTTCCAGGAATAAATAAACTATATTTAAAATCTTCTATTTCCGGCTCTACGGTGTCAATATCCGTCCTCATTGGCAACCCAGATATTACAAGACTTTCAGCAATGTGCATTTTAATTAAATTAGTATCACAGTATATTACTTTCACTATCTCAACCTCCACTTTAAATTCAAAGGTATAGTTGATGTTGGTATCATACAATCATTTAAACCCTCTGTAGCTATATATAATTCACGTCCATACAACATTTTAGCCTCAAACAATCTTCCACCATCTGTTTTGCACTCAAATTCTGCGCCCGGCTTCACGCTTAATATTGTTATAACCTCTGACAAAGTATATTCTCCCATTTTATTATCCCCCTCTATCACTTTACTATCTCTCTTCGGTAGCACTCCCCCGGCTTCTTCTACATCAAGAGCAAACCATGCATCGTGCGACCATTCTTTTACTTCTACTTCACTTCCTATGTACTTTTCGTGCCAAAACTCTTCTACTGAGCATCGGACTATTTTAACCCTCATAACTCGTTATTCCTAATTCTTTTTTTATCCTTATGTATGTCTTTTCTGATATCCCAAGTTTATCTATAATCTTTTTATTGGTGTTGTATCCCTCTTTAACTAGGTTCAGTATTTCTTCTTTGGTTGCTACCTTTTTCTTTATCCCTTTTCTGCCTTTGACAACTATTACTTCTTCACCGTTTTTCCTACATGCTTTTATCCTGTTACAAATACATGTTTCAGAAACTCCGAGTATCTTAGCTACTTCTCTTTGGTTGTGAGTTTTTAACAACTCTTTCATTCTCTCTATGTCAACCTTATATACGACTTTTTGAGTTATTCCACTGCAACGTCTATACCTACAAACCGTATTAACAGAAACATTCATTATTTTAGCTATTTCACTTGCGTCCATATCTTTTCTTATAAGCTCCATTATTTTTTCAATTCTATCGCCTTTACTTACTCTATAACTTGTGAGTCCGTATTCTCTTTTGTAGTCGCTTAACGTACTTTTAGATATAAACAACTCTTTTGCAATTGCTTCATGTTTCCAATTATTATTCATTAACTCTATTATTTTTTCTTTTGAGGGTTTTATTTTCTTAGAATCTTCTCTCAGATAAGCTTTTGTTGTTGCGGTATGTGCTGCGGTTGTATTTACTGTTAACCTGTTTTCAAATATGAATTTGTTTAACTCTCTAGTGGTGGGCATTACATCAAATTTTACTTTAACTAATCTTACAAACTCTTTTGTCTGCATCGCCCTCACCCCTTACCAGTTTATCCATTAACCCAAGTCTTTTCACAGCTTCTTCTATTGTAGAACTCGTTTCCATCGCCAAGATCTCAGCTACTTTCGCTCTTAATTCCTCGTTATTCATTTTACATACCCTCTTTCACTTTACTTCTTAAATAGTGTTGGATTGTATTTGCCTTCGTATATAACGTCTAAATTTCCAAACTTTTGATATTCTCCTACCCATGCAAACTTTACTGTGCCAACTTT